TCCTTTTAGTGCGCCGGGAACACCAAATATAATAAACGGGTGCTTGTGCAATAAAGGCTTAAACGATTTTTCTGTAAGTGTACATTCGTTTGCTGTAAAATTAGTTTCAGTAACAATACTTACTAACGTTTGTTTGTAGTATTCAGAAGTATAACCGAAATCCTCACACATCTTATTAATATCTGTTTCTCCGTCAATGTCTAAAGGCAAACGATTATTAAATTTAATTCCGGTTAAGGCAGTAAACTGATAGTTTGGATCATGTGATCCATATGGCATTATATATTCGCTGTTATTATCTTGCAAAAAATTGGTTACTTTGCTCATAAAAGTTACTGTGTTTCTCTCATCGTCTATCTTGTTAAAACTAACCAATGATCGATCTACTAAATTTAAATGTTCTAGTAATAATCCTAGATAAATTCTATGCTGTCTAAATCTACGATTCCAAGATAAGAACAGTTTTGGAGGAATCACTTCTGTATCGTATTCAGGTTCTACTGCAGGTTTACCATCGTGGTCTCCATAATGAAGATAGGAGTTAAATATTTCTCTGGAAGAAGCATAGGGAATAACTGTCATTCTATGGTATTTGTCTTTAGGTACGTTTCGTTTTTCTGCCCATTGATCATACAATTGTTGTGCGTTTACAGCGCCGGTTAAATAAATAATTTTGTACATGGGCAAAAAGTATTGTCCATGAAAATAAGAATACATTGCATCTAATTCTGAGTCTGCCATAAATGCTTCAACAGAATGATCTAATAGTATATACCCATTACCAATTCTTGTCAAGTGTATTAAAAAGTTTGGCATATGTGAAAATTCTAATATACCTGAATTTTGTATAAAGTAAGATTCAAAAGGTACTCGCCATGCTAATGCAAAAGGATATAAAAACGGCCGCTTATCATCGTCCGTAATATATTGTGCTGGCACAACTTCATATTTGTCTTTTGCTTTGCGAAATATTTTATTTTCAAGGTCATCTGTCCAAAAATTTCTGGACTCCATGTGTCCACATGCACCTTCTGCAACAGATGTCATAGTTAATATATTAGGTAACTCTGTATTCCAAATAGGAGCTTTAGGACCATGCCATGAATACACAACTTTTACTTTGTCATCAGAACTATCTGATATGACTGATCGGAATTTTTCGTTCATTTTTTATTTTCTCACCTGTCCAAAATTTTGGAATAATAATATCTGTGCCACACATGCACATCTCTTTGTAGCACGTAACTTGTTTGGGTCCAACGTTCTTTATATCTTCAAGTATGTGGCCAACGTCTCCGCCAACACCACAACTTGCTAAACTCATTTGTCCTACTGGATTGATAAAAATGCAATCACCGACGTTACACTTCCATCCACTAAAAAAGTTTTGACTATTTACTATGATATCATTTGCATTACAAACCTGTTCTGTGCCGTCAGCATAACGATTATAAGAAACTGTCATTTCAGTACGTTTGTTTGGCTTTGGTACTGACTGATGTGATTCTATGTTGTGTTTTTCAATAAATTTTACTTTTTCAGAGTCTTGGTATTGCCATGGTCCAGTAACATGATTTAATTCGTCATAAAGAGGAGTCCATTCTAAAAAATAATTAGGCATAATTGATTTTAGGTAATTACCAAATTCAACACACTCCCAAAATCTTTCTTCATGTAATAGTATTTTTGTACTTAGGTAGTTTACATTTTCACACAACCATAAAGAGTTTTCTTCATAACGCTCTTTATTAGCATGTTCTACGTGAAAACTTGCTACGATATCATCAAACAAATATGCATGTTTCTTCCACCATGCGAGCGGTCTACTTAAATTAGTATTAACTGCTAATGTTGCTTGTGGAAGATTTTCATACAAGTATTCGCAAATAGGAATAAAATTTCGCCAGGCTGTTGGCTCTCCGCCAGAGAAAAAGAACTTGAAGTTTTTGTATCCTGCTTTTTGATAACGGTTAACTATTGTAGACAAGTTTTTTAAGTAAATGTCTAAGTTACCATTATTAGGATTTTCACCTGCCCAGTTTCCTGGGTTACAATAACTACAACTAAAGTTGCAGAAATTGTTTACTTGCCATGTTATTGCTAAGTATGGCTCAGGTGCAAATACTTCTCTTAACTCGCGGCCCACTCGTATACTTCCTTAATTTCTGGTACCAAGTCTTCAAATTTTTCGTCTCTAAATTCGTCTAACATGTCGTTGAATTCTTTGAATTCTAAAATACCACCTTTGTTTTCATCACCAACTGTTAAGTTATAGATGATCATTTTAAAGCCATTGTATATATCTACGTTATCTTTGTGACGTTCTTGGTATACACGATAAAGTTCTGCTAGTCTACGTTTAACGTGTGACGGCAAAATCATTACATTAGCATACCAAGGGTTTGTTGCTAAGTTGAAACGAGGTGCTGAGTGTTTTACATCAATAAAATCGTTATCAACCATATAATCCCAGAAGTCAGGAAAGTCAAAGATGTTCCAAATGGATATCGTGGGAGTAATTTGAAACTGAGCATGTGGCACTTGCTCTTTTACCTCTTTGATATTCCTGACGATTTTTTCCCAATCTGTTCCGGATCTGATACACTCTGCCACTTTTCCGTGTGCATCTAAACTAGCCCAGATTTTTAGTTGGGGAAACTTTTTCCAATACCCAATCAAGTCAACATTCTTTTTATAACTTAATGTTGAAAAGTTTGTAGTATAGGTTAATTCTACTTGATCTGTGAGTCCATTATCGACCCAGTAATCTAAACATTCATAATGTTCAGGTGTGATAATAATTTCGCCACCTGCAAAATAAACTTCTGTGACATCACTTAAGTAAGGTTTTAATTTAGTTAAAAATCTTTGGTCATCATTGTTGTTAATAACAATTTTGCCGTTGTTTGCTGGGAAGTATTCATTAAACACTTCTTCACCTTTTTGCTCCATAAACTCTTGTGACCACAGTGAAGAACATGAGGGTCCGCATGATCTACATTTCATGTTACACATATTAGAAAATCTAATATCCATATACTTCATTTCAAATTCTTTTAAAGAGCCATCATCGTTAGTAGTATTTGCGATGTAGTCTACGTAGTCGAGGCCTCTGCGTTTGTTGTGAGACTGACGCATAGTCCACTCCCCCATCAATTCTAAGTCGTAGCAACGCTTACAGGCGTCTACAGGCTCATCTTTCATCATAGCACTGCGTAACTCATTGTATTTTTCAGAGTTCATCATCTGAATAATAGATTCGTCTTCTCTTATTTCTCCCATTGGAAGATCCGAGTCTGCTACACAGCAAGGCAAGACTCGTTTATCTGGCCAAGCATGAAAATGCACCCAGGGCAAAACACAAAAGTGTTTCCCGTTTTCTACTAAATTTTTAACTACAATTTTTTCCATTAGAATCTTACTCCGAAATTTATGTTTAACACGTTGTTTTCAATTGGGTCTTTAGTGTATATGTTTGATATTCCAATTGTAAAGTTTTCTTTAATAACATAATCAAAACTAGTTTCATTTCTATAGTATTGATCACTCTTATCACCCTCTTCATATAAAAACTTGTTGATGAATCTTATGTTTGTTGTAATGTTATAGTAAAACCAAAAACTGTTTCTGAGCATCACTTCTTTAAACTCGTTAGTTTCTAGTCGAGCAAACGAAAGTTCATTACTTGCTTTAAATTTTTCTGTACGTAACAACTTATATCCCCATCCAAAACCTATACTATACCTATCTTGCACAGGTCTTGTTTGATCATAATCATATACAAGTTGACCTAGTACATAATGTTTGGGCATAGACTTAAACGTATAATTTGCTTTAGCGTGTGTGTTAAATTTTTGCAGTTTTTTTTCGTCCGAATCTTTATTCACATAATCTAATTCAAACACACGTTGCCATTGATCCTTTTCATTATTATAATCAATAGAGGCAGTTACAGTTCGGTCATCACTGTTTATGAATACTCCGCCAAGTTTGGCTTCTGCTTGTGCATTTGCATTAATGGACGCTATAGAAAACAAAAATGCAAATATTATGTAAAAAATCTTATTCATTTAAGTCCCTTAATTTGTTTAACTCTGGAAACACTTTCCAAAAGTCTTCGTCTCTTATTCTATCTATTGATTTTGTGTGCATAAGCATAGTGTCTTTAACATCTTTCCATGTGTCACTTTCTGCCGCAAAGTTTACAGCATCAATAACTAGTCTTGGTATACATGTTTTGTCATCTTTATTTACATCTGCCCAACGCAATGCTTTTTCTGCGGCTTCTACTTTTAATTCTTTTGGTAGACTTTTAGCACTGTAATAATCCGGATGTACCGCAAGATACAAACTGTGATACCAGTCTTCTGTTCTAACTATGTTTTTGTCTTTTAAGTACTGATAAAATTCACCAATCATTGGGTAGTTAAACAAAGAAAACACTGTGTTCATTTGAAATGACACATAATCTAAATCTCTAAAGGTTAGTAAGTTGCTTTCTACTTTGCCCCAATCTGTTCCTTTACGTAACCACTCAGCACGTTCCCCAAAGTGATCAATAGAACAACTGAGTTCTATTTTATCAAAGTGTTTCCACAACTCTAGGATATCATGTTTCTTATATTTTATATTACTTGCGTTAGTGTTGTAACGCAAAATGGGTTTTTTGCCTCGTCTAATAAATTCTTCTAGCATCACATAGTGTTCTTCGGTGATCAGTGGCTCGCCACCAGCAAAATAACATAACTCTATGTTGTCAATCTGTTCGATAACTTCTTCTAATACTGTGCCTGTACCATCGTCAGCATGAATTATAATCGGGTGCTTGTCATCAAAGTTTTCACGCATTTCTTGCGCCCATTGAGAACTAAACTCTGCACCGCATGTTCTGCATTTAAAGTTGCAGATGTTAGAGAATCTAATGTCAAAGTAGTGCATCCTAAAATCATGTACGTGCCCGTCGTCTTCAGTGTTAGGAACTAATTCATCAAAGTGCTTACCAAAGTGTTCTTTAGAATAATTTCTAAAACTATGCGGGCCTGCTTCTTCGTGTTTATAGCAAAATTTACAAATGTCGTTTTTACGTTCATTAAGCATATCCAAACGTAACTCTTTCATTTTATCAGAATTAAATGCTTCTTTTAAACTAATTTCTTTAGTGTTTCCAAACGGCGTAGTATAATCATTTGAACAGCAAGGATAGATATCACCTTTGGGTGTCACGTTTAAGTGTAGCCAAGGAAACATACAAAATGTTTTGCTTTCGTTTAATAAAAAGTCTTTATCGATTGCGGGTATTCTTTCCATTATGGTCTCATTGATGCTGGTATTTTATATAACATCGCAAGTTCAGGAAACGTTTCGGTAAAGTCTTCTTCTCTGATTGTGTCAATACGATGCAATTCTTCTTTAAACAATTGCTTTTGTTCGTCCCAAGTATTTTTAGATGTTACCCAACCAATGGCTTGTTCTATTTGTAGTATTTGTTCTTCTCTGAATTTCAAATCTTTCATGTATTGGATTGTCAATTCAAGTTGTTGTACTACTTGTGCTTTGTAATCTTCTGGTAAGATATGTACTGCTACATGTTCAGGACTACTCATATTATATAATGTCCATACAGGACTTTTTGGAGTGTAATAATGATTATCAATCATGTACTTGTAAAAATGTGATATAGTTAATGAATTAAATACACTCAATACAGTGTTAACTTGAAACACTACGTTTTTTGCTTTAATTAATTTCTTTAGGTTGGCTTCAACTTCGCTCCATTTTGTTCCATGTCTAACATATTCTGCTTTTGGACCATAATGATCTATTGATGCATAGATTTGTATCGGCTTTTCAAAATGTTGCCATAATTTAAATATGTCACGCTTCTTATATTTCAAGTTAGAAATATTAGTATTGTACCTAAGTTCGATATCAGTTTTCTTAACTCTAATCATTTCATCTAGCATTAGATACATTTCATCAGTAATTAATGGTTCACCACCTGCAAAGTATGCAATCTCCATGTCAGGTACACACTCTAATACTTCTTTTACAAAGTCTTTTCTGTTACCCTTAGGTAACTTTTCTGCATATAATGGGAAACCACATTGTTCTTTGCTTTTTAAATCTTCTTGTTCCCATAGTGTAGAGAAAGCAGGACCACACGTTCTACATTTAAAATTGCAGATATTAGAAAATCTAATATCAAAGTATTTCATTTTAAAGTTTTTAATAGCGCCTGTTTTAAGATCAGTATTATCTAACACATCGACAAAATCCTTTTTCCAAACTTTATTCGATTGAGTTCTAAAACTAGGAACTCCTTGTTCATCGTGTTTGTGACAGTTAGCACACTCAGGATTTTTTGTGCCTTTGAGCATATCCAATCTTAACTGTTTCATCTTGTCTGAATTAACAATTTCTGCTAAACTATCCCTATTAGAATTACCAACGCCCACATTATCAGAACATGATTTACCGATACAGCATGGCGCAGCCTGACCTGTTGGAGTCGTGTGTATAGATACCCAAGGTATCATACAAAATGTTTCACTTTCATCAAGTAAAAGTCTGTATAAAAATTGTTCTGCTTTGTTTTTAGTAGCCATTATTGTCTCATTGGATTTGTTAAATTGACTTGTTGGCACAATCTATAAAAATCTAGCATCTCAGGATAAACAGTTAACAAATCTGTATCTCTACGATCATCTAATTCGTTAAACCAATTATAAAAATCTCGTCTACCTTCAATTAATCTTTCTTCTGTATAATGTGTTTCTGCCATATAGTCAACTACACGTTTGAATTTTTCATACTCAATCGTAGTAAATGCATCTGGTCTAGTGTCATCTATATTGTCTTTGATAAACTGTAAGGACTCATGCATGTAAGGCATGTATTCTTCTTTAGGTAAAATATTCATATCGTATTGCAGTGGTTCTTTTAGATATGGTGTATCAAATCTGACTCTATGCTTGTCTTCTGTTTTCCATTCGTACCAACCATATTGCTTACGCCATTCCAAAAACTTTTCTAACAGTTGTTTGAATGATGTTACTGCTAAAATGTTAAATGTAACCATAAAAGTAATAGGAGAATCAGTACGTGTAAGGTACGTATGAAAATTCTTTTCCCACAACTCTAAATCTAATCCAGTTCTGATATATTCTGCACGTTCACCCCAACAATCTAAACTTGTAAACAGTTTAAAACTTTCTAGTTTTTTGTCATCGCACAAATTTTTTACTGAATCTGATAGACGTTCTACTAACGCAGTCTTTGTGCCTAAATTAGAATTGATATTTAACTCTAACCATGGCATCGGATCTTCATCAATCTGTTTTAACAAGCGCCATGTAGATACGTGCATTGTAGGTTCGCCGCCTGTCACTCGTAAAATGTTTAATGTCTTACGCATTTCAGGCCACCATTCCCAGAACGCATCGACATATGGATTTTCTTCTTCACGTTCAAACAGTGTCATCCAATCAATATCATTTCTGTGATTTTTTACTGATTCTACGGGACCAAATTGTTTAATTTCACTGTGGTAACTTGATGAGTATTTAGGATGACAATAACCGCACTTAAAATTACATTCATTACCAAAGTTAATTTCAATATATTCTGGATTAATGTTTTGTTCGTAACTTCCCTTCGCACATTGCTCAAATCTTTCTTCAGTAAAAATAGAACCGTTTCTAATATGTCTGTCAGAAATATAATCTTTTCCTAATGCTTCTACGTTCCAGCAGTATTGACATCCTTCAGGCTTTTCGCCTTCTAGCATTTGTTTACGTTCCATTTTCTTTTCCCAAGTGTTGTGTAATGCACTTGGGTTTTCTTTTAATTCATGCATTGGAATCTTGTGCGGCCTAGGGTGATAACAAGAGTGTGTTTCACCTGTTTGCAAATACATTGTTACGTGATGCCACTTAGCCAGACAGAAGGTAGGAGACGATTCGTTTTCTACTCTGATTTGGATTGTTTTAATTCTGTCTGTTTCTACTGACATTACCAGCCCTCTATTTCTCTAATAACTTCCATTTCTGTTACTAGCGGTCCTTTGTTATATCTGTCTGCTTTATAGTGTCTTTTAAAGAACGAACTTTGTTCTGGTGTAAGAATACACATAGGTAGACCTAATTTATTATTTAATGCTTCACCTAATATCTCTGCTTCGACATAAGGATCTTTATTTTTGTGTTCTTCCCACATTGCAGGATAATTTTCAAACCACATAACGTTAAGGTGATCCCATTCAGTAAGCATAGTCATGTGTGTTCCTAGTCTTGCGCCATAGATAGCCCAAATACCATTGTCAACATCATCACCTACATTTTGCCAAATAGTTAAGTTATCTAAGTTACGTGTAGCAACTCGTTGTTTAAATTCATCTACGGTTGCTCTAGCGCCCTTGTCGAGCACCATTTTTACACCCTCACGGAATCCTGCTCGCCATGCTTGAAAGGGTGTGTAGTTGGGATATGTTGTTGAGTAGCAATCGTACATAGCCCAGTATAAACTATCTGCACTATCCATACAAAAATCTACTTGCGTATGTGTGCTACCATCGGTGTGTTCATGTGTAGTCATTTGGTCTACGTATGTTTTTGTCCATGAACTCATACCACCATTACCATAACGTAGACCATTAATATTGTTAATTGCTTTCCATCTAAACTGTGCTAATTTATATCTAGGATCTTTATCTGTAAAATCTAACTGAATATTAAAAAATTCTTCGTCAGGCATATTGTCACCATCAATAAGAATAAATCTTTCCGTTTCACTGGCCTCACCTGCGGCTTTGTGAGCCGCATCAGAACCAAGAACACCGTCAACACGTTTTGCCCAAGGCACCATGTTTTTAATTTGTAACCAAAATTCTTCTTTCTGTGGTTCATCATAACTAAGATAGATACAATCTAAATCTGCTACGTCAATAATGTTATCATAACTCATATGTTTCTAACTTCCAATATTGTGTTTTAACCTTTGTCTTTTCACTTGCTATTATACTTATGTCTTCAAAGCAAGTCAATTGATGCCCGTCATTATGTTTGATGTATTTCTGTGATACTGTGCCCGATCTAACTTTTGATATTTTACCATCCACCACTTTTACATCAGGTCTGGCTTCAGCATACTCAAGTTGGCTGATGACAATGTAGTTTCCCTGTTCTTCTTTAGAACAAGTATAGAAATCTACACTGCCATCTTCTTTATAATACAATCTAAATTCAGGTGGTTCAATCTTGGGTGCTTCCCAAAAAACAATGTACTCCTCGTTCTCAGTCGGTCTGGTATTTTCTTGTTCATTGCTCATTGAAGGCCTCCTGAATATCATCAGCAAAAGACTTGATATGATAATGGAAAGGGTACTGTTGAGGTACCGTATTCACTCTAAGAGTATGGGGTAATATCTCATAGACTAAAGTACAAGTCCAATCCTCTGATGGCATTGTATTAATAAACTGCTTCATGTGTATCATAGACATTTCTTTGAATTGCGGTAGTGTCGTTTGTTCTACTCCAATAACGTGTGATGCAATCGCATAAACAAAATCTGTTGTTGCAGGTTCATTTGGATTACATATAAAGTTAGTTTTAATGTTTTCCCAATCTTCAAAGATGTGTCTAACCGTAGCAAAAAATTCTTCTGCTAATTTTGATTTTTTAAAATACGTAATAGCATTGTACGTATCAGGTAATTGGTTGTCTGTAACAAAACTTCTGTATGCTTTAATAGTTGAAACATCCTGATGATAATTTCTGATAGTAGTGGAAACAACAACGTCTCTATGTTGTAGAATATCCCACCAGTAATCTATCGATGTAGGTATGTATAAGTCTGCTTCTAATTTAATTGTATATTCATATGGGCTTGCTTCGTATACTTGCCAGTCATTAAAATATCCTTTTAGGTCGCCGTAAGGTAGTTCTATGACGTTATCCCATACAGTAGATGTTGTTTCGTTGTTACTGATCAAAGATACTTTTGCATCAGGCATGCAACGAACTAAACTTTCAGCACATAACTCTGCCATACGTACATAGTTGACTTGGTCAGTGTTTTGTGCTATAATTACAAATCCCTTATTCATTTGTTCTCCATTATATTAACATAATGTTCTTTGTTAATAACATGAAAATCCATGTCTTTTAATTTAATATATTCTTTTCTGATTTTGCCACGCTTCCAGTTATCGTAGATAACAGTAAATTCAGTATTATACAATAGTGTGCCGGGAGGAGCATCTGGTATTTGCTGATCAATAAAATCAGCATGTACGCCTGTATTTTTTCCAACGTGTACTAAGTTCCATGGTATAAAATCAGTTGGATCATCTAAATGTCCGTTTACTATTTTAACTGCTAGTGTAAGTGCATAATCGTTTCTGTATGTGCCAGCAACAAAACTATGTAGATTAGCATAGTGTTTGTAATTTTCTTGCACCATACGCAATGTGTCAAATATCTGCTTTGCTCGTTCAGACTTTTTAAACATGACAACTGTTGCCCACAAACTATTAAAACTATATGAACTAAGCATTTCTTGTCCTGCTTCTTCGTTCATAAGAAATTGTGTTCTGTTGTGGCAACAAAACGTATCAGACAAATCAAATGTTTTTAATAGTTTATCAGAATTGACTACGTAATCTACATCTAATAGAATAGTTTCATCGTAAGGACTCAAGTCATATGCCTGATATCTACCTTTATTTTTCCAAACTTCGTGGTCTTTGATATTGCTATCATCTGCTTCTACAAGAATAACTTGATCAAAATACTGTTCTAGTTTTGAATCAATCTTGTCAGTAATTATTGAGGTAGGTAAATCTAAAAAGTGTTGTACACGGTTTGCACAATACACGGCCATGGAAACATAATCCCACTTATCCGTGTTAAATGCAAATACTAAAACACCTCGATTTAGCGTTTTGTTTCTAGTTCTTGCCATTCTTTGCACCATTCTGACATTACAGTTTCATATGTGTTAGTAAGAGTAGATAGAAGGTCTTGACGATGTACTTCAACTGGGTTATCAAACGTGTCGATAAGTACGACCTTCTCTGAGGTGAAAGAATTTAGAAATCCTATTGTTTCTGTATCGGCTTTCCAAAGTCCGCCTTGTTCAGCAACCAATAGTTTTGCTTGAAACTTTTCTTTTAAGTATGCTTTGGCTGAGTTGTGTGCAAATCTTGCTTTGCTCTTAGAAATTAATTTTTCAGTATCCATAGTCTCTCTTTAATCTATTACTCCCTAGAGTATTTAGAAGGATTTAGAGAGACTAAAAAATTTTAATTTATGATCCGGTTACAATACCTGCTATTGCTGGTGTTCCCCATGAAGCACTTAAGTTAGTAGTTTCGGGTTTAACCAATGTACATGTTACCGCAGTACCAGAAGCCGCTACTAGATTATCGGGAATCTCATCCATGATAGTATAAACAGTGATTACTGAACCTGTGTCACCGTTAGATCCTTGAGTACCGTTAGATTTTACAATAAATCTAATGAAAGAACTTAAGTATGATCCTGGGCCTGTAGATGCAGTCTGTGTAAAGACTGTTGCGTTTGAAGTTGTTAATGCAAAATAACCCTTGTTAGCATCAATAGTAGGTGAGTTACCGCCACCACCGACTTTAGTGATACCAGAATATGTGCCACCTGCAATAGAAACTGTGCCGGAACTGGGTGAACTCATTGCAACTGTACCCACGTTTGAACATAAGTCAGACCATAACAAGTTAATTCCTGAACCAGTAGGGTGTGAACATGTCATTTTGATCTGACCGCCTGCGTTAAAAAAGTAACGTGCGGCATCGCCAGATGCAAAAGTAATAGTGTGAGTAAAAGTTAATGCGGTTTGCCAAGTAGAACCACGTGTTGCTGTGTTAGCCGTTGTAGAACCCTGAGATGCGGCATTTCTTCTGTTAGTATAAATTGTAGTTAAGTTACTAGGAATTGCAGACAAGTAAGTTACAGTGCCACCTGATGTTGGTGCAGTAACAGAAGTAATTGATGAACCTTGATGAGAAGCGGCGGCTGATGTGTTGGTTACTAGTGCATTCCACTGTCCTGTCGCTACTACAGTGTCACCACCTGTTACTTGTGTAACAGCAGTTTGTCCGTAACCAGCAGTTGTTCCACCTGTTGCCCAAACAGTATTTAATTTGTTGGCATCTGTTGTTGGATTTCCACCAACTAATGTGTTGAAGTCTGATGCTTCAATTAATCCAAATTGTGCGTAACTCATCTTTTAGGTTCCCGTTATTTAATTGTTACTATGGCTTCTACAACGCCAAAGTCTTCAGTGTATTTATCTTCTAAAGCACGGCCTATAACGTTGAAAGCAGTTGCTTCACCTTCAGATGCGGCTCTTGCGTAACCTTCACCTGCAGATACTAAACGTTGTCCTTTGCGTACTTGCCCCTTTGTTTTAACACGCACACGACCAGTCATTGCAATAGCAGGGTGAGTTGCATCACTTCCTGCACCGTTGTTCATTAAGAACGCCATATTGTCTGAGACTACGCCGAATACGTCTTCACTTAATTCATATTTAACCGCAGTAATTTCTGCTGGTCCACCTAACTCTACAACTGTGCCTGGTTCATATGCTTGATCTGATTCAAAACGTTCCGCTAAGTCAGCGTATGTTGCTGTTAAACGTGAGCCTGTTGTTAATGTAAAGTTACCTGTGATAGTGCCCGCTGTTGTATTGGCACCTGTTGTAATTGCTGTTGTTTGTAGTTGTGATGCTAAAATGTTACCGTTGTATGTTGGTAAATATGATGCTACGTTTGAGTTACTATATGTACCTGCAAATGAGATAGGATCTCCGTTTGCATACATGTATTTGTCTGTTCTAATACCATACAAGTTTGCGCCTGCTGAGTTACTAATGTGGATACCGCCTGTTTCAAGTAACAATGCACTTGAGTTAGTGCCAGTGTTACCTGTTACTGTCCAAATACCTTCGATTGTGCCAGGAGTGGTAGCAGAACCTGTAGTAATAGCAGTAGTAGTTAACGTGCCAATGCTTGCAGTGGTAATGTCTGCGTTAGCAATTGTAGCATTAGCAGAAATTGTAAGATAACCGGCAGTGAAAGCGTTTGCAGAAACAGTATTAGTTGCTGTGAAATTATTAGATGTTGCGTTACCTGTAATGTTTACGGAGCCAAAAGTTGTATTACCACCTGAACTTGTTGCTGTTAGAGATAACCAAGCAAGAGCATTAGTTTCACCGTCTGTGGGACATACCTTTACAGTCGAGTCGCCAGTGTCATACCAAAGTTGACCTCTTAGAGGGTTTGCAGGAGGAGTAGAATCTGCAAAATTCTCTGTCACATGTACAAAGTTAGTGTCTAATGCAGAGCCATATCCTGCATAGTTCCTACCGGGTAGCCCTAGCGAGGTACTCGTTGTATTGATAGTACCGTCGGCGATGGTCGTTAAGACTGTCCCATCACTTTTTACAATTGTATATGCCATTTTCTAATTCACTCCGTTAATATTATTTATCTTAAATGGTAACTAAATTAGTTAGAGATTGTATCCTAACTGTGTAATCTATCTGTATTTGTCTGTTTAGTGACTTTTGTACAGGGTGGAAGATGACATGTGTTAACAATCTAGTAATTACATTGCCGTTTGAGTCTGTTCCATAGTTTGCAAGCAATCCTAATTCGTCAAAAATGAAGTTAGAGTCAGTTTGCGTACTATTGTCAAAAGCCGCTTGTCCTGCAGGTTCACCATAATCTAGCAAACACTGTACCAATATATCTGTGTACACACGTCCTGTAGTGTGAAACACAGTCATTTTATTTCTTATAGGGTCTAAGTTAAACACAGAAGTATCATCAACAATCTTTGCATATGTTTGATTATACAAAGCCGCATTTTGCCCGGTTGTATTAGGAGGCAAGTACGTAATAACACCTGTCTCGTCAACTGAGGCTCCGCCGTTACCAAAAGCCATTTGATAAATTTCACCATAACCTCTTGAAGATAGTGTGTCTGCAATGGCTTCAGACATGTTTTCGTAATTAATTGCGTTATGCTTATCTACTAATATTTCACCTGTGTTGGGGTCAGTGATCTTTAAAAAACCTTCTAATTTTAGTATGTTTTGATCTGCTGACATTAATTATCCCCTCGTACATGTACCAACACTTCTTCAGTGTTTGGATCTGTAATCTTAATACTTGAAGAAAAGTAAACCCCTCCATATTCATTAGGTTTTTTAATGTCCTGTGAATTTTGGTTGTCTTTTTCTGATTTAGTTTCTTTCATTTCTTTATTTATCATTTACGTAATATCCGTATGTAGAAACTGTGCAGGGTCAGTTTCACTAATTTGTAATGGATCTCCTTCTACAGTATTAAAATTGTAAGAGTTCCATGTTTGATCATAATCTTCTTCTGGCATTAAATTGCTACTTAATAAACTAAACACTTCTGTATAGACTGGTATATAGTTTATTTGAGGTGTTCCGTTTGCTCCTCTCTGTAATCCTGTTACAGAATTAGTTTCAAAATCAACACTGTCGAACTTAATTTGTTCACCTGCGATATACAACGTATTACCAACAAGAGTCGTAATTTTCAAACTATCACCTGCATTAATATTTGCATTGCCTGTAATTTTTAGAACAGGACTCATCGATTCAACAACTACTTCAAAACTGTTTTGGTCTAAAGTTACACCCAGTGTAGTATTTACAACCGTAACACCAGTCAATAAGTTTTTGTCTGCATAAAGACCGATACTATAGATATTATCTACCGGGGTAGGCGCAATTTCATTTTGTATTAATGTATCTGTAACTCTGCTAAGATCGTAAACATAAACACTTGTACTTAAATCGTATATAGGCTGTGTTAACCAAGTACGTGATTGTGTATTAGCACGATAAATTGATTGCTCACCTACATAATTTACTGAATTTAAATAAATTTCTTCGTTTGGCGTTGAGTGAGGAATCATTGAAGTTACAATAACTAGATCACCGGGTTCGATTTCTGTAAGAATGCTAATTTCATTGTCTTCTCTCATTCTTAGTTTGCTTGCAGGTACACGCAGTCCGTTCACTGTTACCCAAAGTCTTTCAACATTATTTTGTTCCCACTGAGTTACGTTCATTAATCCAGTGTCTGCACTCAATGCAACTTCAACTGTAGCATCACGTGTTAGACCAATTGTGAAGTTAGTATTGTTAATAATTTGCTTGACATAATATGTTACACCTTGTTCGATGCCACCTAATAAAGTTGCGCCTGCTTCTTGACCTTGTTGAGTAAAGATAATAGGATTATTAACTACTAAATCAGCAGTAGACTCTACTGTAATCCAGTTAGTATTAGGCGTAGATGTTGCTGTAGCAGTTGTCGTAAGAATAAAGAACGTTCCTTGTCTCCAAGTATAGCCGTTTTCGACCCATGTAGTAATACCAGTTACTGGATAGTTAGTACCAGTAACTGAAGCAGTCCAAGGTTCATCGTAAATATCAAATCTGTACTGGTCGATAACTTTAACATAATAGTTGTTACCGTTTAGTTCTTCTGCTCCAACACAGCCATCAATTGATGCTAATTGATTATCTCCATAAGCATGTGGATATGCTGTTGTAATACGTGTAGTGTCGTTTCCGCCAGAAGTTGCAGGCATGTTTCCGCTAGCCGTGCTTGTTAAATTAATTTGGGCGCCTGTTTGATCTTTTAATGTTGCTTCAGTTAAACTGATAACACTTTCAATAAAGTAAACTGTACCTGCTTCTAATCCACCAAAAGGTATTCCCTGCAAAATTAAAGTCTGATCTGGAATAAAGCCGGTTGTGCTTTGGAACGTAACGACATTAGTAGTTACGTTTGTACCTAATGCTCTTGTTCTTGCTAGTGGCTCGTTAATATCAGTTTCAATGTTTGCAATAGGTGCAACAGTAATAGCATTTGAAGTACCTACCATTGTACCTGTGTCTGTTGTTACTGTTACTGGGGTGCCACCTGGTGTTGTAGAAATTGTAAAGGTTGTTGAGTCTAAAATTTCTAATATATAATATGTAAAGCCTTCACTAATTCCACCTATAGTAGGAGCAATAAACACAATTGGTTCGTCTACAATTAGTGCAGAAGTATCTGCACAAGTTAAGTAGTTTAATAATTCATCATATGCAACTACAGTAGGTGTATCTTGGTCATAAGTTTCAATATTAGGAGTATCTTCGTCAAATGTACCTTCTTGGTGTGTAGTTGATGTCACTGCAACAGTTGTAAAGACACCGCCTGATAAACCTGCTATACCATACTGTGATGTTAGATACTGTCTATCTGTACTGTTATATGTTAGTACAGAAATCTTTGCTCCGTTTGCTGGTGGAGACAAGAACAAAATAGTATTTGACCCTGGATTAATTTCGTATGCTGACGCTGTTTGACGTAAACCGTTGATTTCTACTATTGCATTATATGGATTTTCATCTCCATTAAAGTTTGGTAATTCAAACGATGCTTGTGAGCCATTACCAACAAACTCAGCAATTTCTGGTAGGGTGTAACCATATTGAGTTCCACCTGTTTCACCAAAGAACGAGTAAACAAAGTAATCATCTTCGTTGTTGTATGAGCCAGGAGCCGCTAAAATAAGTTTTGCTTGTATACCGTTAGGTTGTATTCCAATTGCATAATCATTTGTAACATATGTTGAAATACCTGATGCGTTAGACAATGTAACTACTGGGCCGCCTAATGTTTCAGAAATAGTAAATTCATTACCGTCTACGATAGACTTGATATAGTAGTATTGGTTAGGAGTAATATCACTACCAAACATATCTGCGGCAAAGATAATCCTAGAACCTACAATCAAGCCAGCAGTTGTACCAGTTGTGATAGCATTGTTACTTGCTTTTGTTCTACTAATAGTATTTGTTTTACCCAAGACTAATCGTTGACCGTTGTGATTCACAACTGGATCTGTCCAAACAGTGCCTGTGCCTGTTTGAATATTACAAATCATTGATCCAGTAGCATCTGTTAGCGATTTAACTGGTCCCGCTAAACCTGTCGATGTGCTGTAAGTTTCAGATACAGTAATAGAATTAGTAGCAGTAGAAATTGACTTCACATAGTATGTTGTTTCGTCAGCAATGCCACCAAACACAACACCTTGGAATGTGATTGGATCGTTCTGAACAAAATCACTTACGTCTACGAAAGTAATTGTATCACCAGTTGAACTGGTTTCAATTGCTTCTACTTCAATAGAGTGTGACCCAGTTCTGATTAAACCTGAACCTTGGAATCGAGGTGCACTGTAATTAGCGTTTAAGTAAATATCATCAAATCCAGTTTCTTCAACTTCTCTGATTACATCAGTATCACTAGAACCTTTAACTAACTGATTACCATTACCAACTTCATAAACATCAATGCGTAATCCAGTTAGAGGGAAGAAAGGTAGAGGATTATCTAACGTAATTGTCTTGTTAATCCAATCTACTGTATACTCAGATGTTGCTAATCCAGTACCTAATCCTGTTGTATGATCGATTGTTTGTAGGTTAATTTGTGCAGGATATTGTGCATAGTTTTCAAAACTGTATTCTGTTTGAAATTCTGTTTCTGGGTATACTTCACGTGTAACAACATTAAAACCAGTATGTGAGTACTGGGTAACGTCCCAGTTTGTTCCTGGACGTGTAGTTACTGTCATAGTTAAATTGTCTTTGACTAATCCAGGTACTAATTCTTCTGGACCATAGCCATATGGGAAGTCTGCACCCTTGACATCGTAGATAGGTTCTGCTATAGTAAAGAATGATGAATCTGTCCAAGTTATACCGTCATCATCAGACTCAATAATTATATTGTTATCGCCGACTACTACCCACATATTATCATCAGCATTATATTCAATGCCTCTTAGATCATATGTAGTATTGGACGTTTGTTGTGTCCAAGAGTACATGTCAGTAGATGTTTGAATTTGACCATTTGCACCCACTGCCATCCACATACTATTAGCATACTTGATGTCATATAATGTATTGCTTAGGGTAGGATCTAAATGATACATTCTTGTTTGTTCAGGTATTGAATCATCTAGTAATGTGACTAAAGAAGTCAATCCTGAATCGGTGTAAAACTGTATTTGTGTTGCTGAAAGAACATCTATATAATAAGCATCACCTGCTGTTAATCCACCAAATGATTCAGTAACCGATACTCTTGCACCTGTTGCAAATCCAATAGTTGCATTTACGTTTAGAATATCTAGTGGTTCGTTAATAGACACACAACTAGTTTCACGTAATCCAATCCAGCTACCACCGTTGTCTGACTGATATATAATACCGTCTTCACCAACTGCTAATATATAAAAGCCATTAGAATCTACTCCATTCAAACCTAATGGAGTAAATGAAGGGCCGTCTTGCCAGAATTGGCCTTCAGTATCAAAAGAGTATGCAATAATATTAGTGTCTACTAGTTGTGCTTCTGGTCCTGTGTAATCCCAACGCAAGCCTTTGCCCACTGCTACAAAACCTGTGTAACCAGATGCTACACCATAAGAAACACCGTTTAGTGACACTTGGAAAATAGAATCGTATGTTTTTCTTTCTGTCCATATATAAGTATCAGAACTTTGTACAATGCTTTGTCCTGCGCCAATAAAGAATCCAGCACCATAACCTACACTGTTAAGTGGTATTGCGGCAATTGACAATGATGTTGAGTCATATGGATTAGTATCGTAGGGCAATTTACCATATGGCGTAAACCAACCGTTTGTTGTCCATGTGATGCCGTCATTACTTCTAAACACTGGTGTAGCAGTATTTGTTGAAGTCATAACGTACAAACCGTTACCACGTGTCAAATCTGTTAATCCAACAGGAACATTTGATACTTTATTAACACCCCATGAACTTCCTGATTTAGAACGCAATACTCCTGAATAGTTTTCTAAATTAGATGCACCTAAGTAAGTAGTGCCGTCCCAAAGAACTGATCTAATTTCTACGCCTGTTGGATAGAAAGGCTGATCTTTTAATATAGTATCAACTTCAAATTGATCTTCAGGTGCAAATGCATTACCTAAATAAACTGAGTTTGGATATGTGATGCCTTCAAATAATTGAGTTAAATCTGTACCTGGCATATTAATATCTGGAGCGTAGAAACCCTCTACTCTGTCTAATGCATTTAGTAACCTATCTCCAGATCCGATTTCTTCCCACTTACCAATTACAAATTCTGTATCATTGTTAGAGATAACACAACGATAAACTCTATTGAGATATTTTACAATAGACTGATTAAAGTAGAATGGCTCAGGTAAGAATGCATAACTGCCTGCTTTAGAAAGTGTTAAGTCAGTTAATGCAATTGTTGTAACTACGTTTACTGGAGTGCCGTTTGGTGTGTCTGATACTTGTACCTCATTGGTTACTGTATCGATATCAGTAATGTAATAGGTAGTTGACGTTTCTACATCAATCGTATTAGTTGGCACTGTTCCCATAAATACAACTGCATCGTTATCACTAAAACCAGATACATCGTCTAATGTAATCTTGTCTGATCCTGATGTACAGCCTGTTACATTCGCAGTTGTAAATCCTTTAAAGGGGAAACCAATTCCGCTAACAGGAACTGTCATTAATGGATCGCTATAAACTTCAACTTGCGTTGCGTTTAAAATCTTAAAGTAATAATTTTTTACTATATCATTAGGATCGCCTTCAATAATTAAACTTGTAATTGCGCCATTAGTGTCAATAGTATTAACTATTAACGTAACGTCATTGGCTGGTGAAGTGCCTCCTACTTCGTCTCCGGAAATCGTAATTTTGTTAGTAAGTGCATAACCTGATCCTGCAGTGCTTATAACAGCCCTGTAGCCACCTAAAATAAATCCTATGTCAAACTCTGCGATAGCCTGCGGTTTTTGAGTTAATGTCATAGCAATAGCAGTATCAGTTAAGGTAACTGGTGCGCCGCCTGGTGTTGCAGATACTCTGATATATGGACTACCGACACCTGCCATTGGTCCGTTGTCTGCTCTGAGTATAAATGTTGTTCCACCTGCTACTTCTGTCAGTGTAAAATGAGTTGCATCTACAATGGCCTTTACATAGTATTCTGTTCCAATAACGATACCACCTAAACCAACACCTGAGAATATTATTGGCATACCAATCCACAATGATGAAGTATCTACACATGTAATTTGATTTGTAGAAGATGATGTACTTGAACAATCAACTTCGATAAAGGTAGAATCGTCTTCAGGATCAGAAAATTCAGTTACATAGTAAACAGTGCCCGATGTGATTCCGCCCTGTGTTGCATCGAATACGACAGGCATATTAATATAAAAGTTATATGTGCCTTTGTCTTGCATACTTAATGCAATTCTGTCATTAGTATCTTCTGCGACATCACCTGCAATGGTTGCGTATGCAGTTCTTTGGATAGTGTCAGTTAATACACCAGAATCAATATCTGTGTAATAAGAAGATGTATCATACATTGTAAACAACTGACCATCAATTTGGCCAGGGGCAACAGGAAGTGACACATTCATTGTCATTGCGCCTGTTGCAGTAGTCAATTGTAATACATCTTTTTGATTTGTTAATAAAGCAGAACCGGTTGAAACTGTGGTCAACACCAATGGAGTTCTGTTAACTTGTGTTGCAATTTTTAATTCTGTGCTTGACACAATTTCATTAACATAGTATAAAGCACCTGATTCTATACCGCCGTAACTTGTCAATGGATTACCTGATGCATCGACCATTGTGTTAAAGATAATTGGATCATTAACACTGAATCCTGTAGTGTTTTGTACTGTGATGATATCTGTAGTTGCTGTCGTGCCTTCGACTGTAGTTTTTACTGGATTAGGATCAGCAGATATCGTAATATTTTCATTATCGACAACTGTTGTTACATAGTAAACATCATCTTCAATGATGCCCCCAAACACATTTCCTGTAAAGAATAAAGGAATACCAATATAGAATCTATCTGTTCCACCTGTGCCTATAGCACTTTGAGGAATAGTAATGGTATTAATATCTTTTGTAGTAGCGGTTGCAGTTAGCAGTCCAGGATAATTTAATGTTAATACTGCGGTGTCTAAAACTTCACCAACAATACAAGACATACCGGCAGAGCCTGCTGTTCCATCAGTTAGTGGTAATGTACTGCCGCCTTCAGTTTCAGAAATTGTAAAGTCTGTAATGTTAATAATACTGTCTACATAATATACTTGATCTGCTATAATGCCGCCTATTGTTGCACCTGTAAATTTAATTGGCATACCAACATAAAAACCAATAGTAGAACCTGATGAGTTTAATTCTCCGTTGTTCTCATCGTATGGATCTAGTCTAACTGCATTATTTGCATCTTCTGTAAGTTCTACTTTACGCACAAATGATGACCAAGTAACTTGATGATTATTTTCTGCGTTTGCTACTTCAAAGACTACTCCCTGAGCAGATGCTAATAAACTATCAATTGGTGGTTGTGTAGATTGTAAATCAATTGATGATGACGCAACGTTTTCACTATTAAAATAACTACCGGCGAAGAAAGATCCATAGAACGTACCTTCTTCCCAATCTGAAATTTGAGAGTTATACGTTGTTCTATCAAATCTAACTGTTGTATTATTTTCTCTGATCGGGTATGCACTTGATATTGCTGTTGCTCTTGCACCTAAATTTAATGCAAAATTACCGTCAGTTGACCCAGCAGTAAACTCTATTCTGTTTGTTTCTTTAACTGCATCTCTATAACTTGAGTATAATGCTACAATAGTTGTAGGTACTATTTCTAAAACATTTATGTAATACCATTGTCCGTCGACTAGTCTATCAATAGTGCCGCCGTCTGGATCTGCAACATATTTTATAATGTCACCTGTTTGTAAATTAGGTGCAAACAATCTGATTGTATGCAAACTAGAGTTTACATCTTCTAATGTAAAGAATAGTTGTTGAGACGGGTCAATTCTAATTTCTGGTAATACAGCATACCCTGATCCGGGATTTACAACTTTCACACTAATAACATCATCCACGCTCATTACTGCTTCTAACTGAGCCTCTTCTCTAGGTTCAGGGTAGATAGATGTATCAATGTATGCTGTAACTTTAGGTGGTTCTGTGTAGCCTGAGCCGCCGTCTAATACAACAATAGGGGGCAAATTAATAAAGATTTTGGCGCCCGGTATGTGTGCAACTGGAGTTGTGTCGTTAATACCCCTAGACAATCCACCTAATAAATTTAATGCCCTATCAACATAAGCATAGCCAATTTGTTCTTCGTCAATTGTAATAACGCCATTAATTGGGAAACCCTGTGCGTTATCGACAATTAAGAATGTTGAACCTAATGTGATATATGCACCAAGTGATGTAATCTCATAGTCAGTTTGACCTGTCAATGACACTCCGTAGTTGTTAAACCAGTTAGTGTATTGTGGTAAAGACCATATTGGATTAGTATACAAGAACTGTGAATCCGAATCTGCTCCTTGATATACTAATTCAGGTGTTATGTATTGTCCTGTACTTGAATTGTATTGTGCAGGCAAATCAAAGTCGGTAACTTCTCCTTGATAAACATCAGTACCGGTGTACTTGAATAAAAAGTCTTTAATAACAACGTGATAAGGTTTGACTTCGTTTAAGTATCCTGCTAAAAATTCTTGGTTGTCTGATTGGAAGTTTTCTATAGGTTTTAGTTCCCTTATCGTGTGCGTTACGTCAACCAAAGAAGTTTTGTTGAGCCATGGCAGATAATTCTGTGACTCATCTGTTTCACTATTGATGTATTCAAACAAAATAATTAGTGATTTGTTTCTGTGTTCTACAAGTTCATCAATATAAATTTGTTCATTTAATGCTCTAACAATCCAACGTGTTTCTTCACTTGGATATTCGTCAAAAGATGCAGTGTCAAAGAAATTGTCACCGAATCCTGTTTTACCTGCGGCGTAATCCCACAAGTAAGTCTTAAATTTTATTGTGCCGTTTTCTAAACCGATGCGTGTCCAAACACCTGTACCGTCATAACGATACATTTCCCACTTACCTTCACCGTTTTCATCAACAGTAACAATAGTATTTCGTGCCACATTTAATTTTGCAAGATCGGCATAAATTGCTACAGTTTGTGTAGACTTGGTATTGTTATTATATTGAACTTCTGTTGACGGGGTAGGCAACCACCAGTTAATGTATTCCCAATAATCAGTAGTATTATAGTATTCTCCTGTTTGGAACAAGAACGATGCTTCTCGTCTAGTTTCAGCAATAGGATACTGTGCAAGAATAATGTTTGCGTATTCTAAGTAGTTTTTAAGTGCAAAGAATCTGTTAAAAAAGAAACTTTGTCTTGGTCTTGCCAACACACCTGACTGCACTGCTTTTGGTAAGTATGGATTAGGAACAACTCCACCTACCTCATCGACTCCTGACATAGAATCTAACATTCTGTCATATAGACCTTCGGGTCTATTAGTTGCAGTTTCGGGACCAAACTTGGGCAGACCCGGCAAGAAGTCATCAGCAGAGTTTGTTCTAATTAAATTAAACTCTTGGTGCGGTTGATCGTCACTTAATCCAGTTGCAAAACCAACATGTAATACTGAATCGTTTGCATTAAGAAACGGCTGTGCGTTGTACAATGCAAACGTGTTAGGTAACAACGGTGCAAAGAAAGGTATGCCTGTATTTTTAGGATTAATAATATAATCTTGTAACGTTCTGTCACTTAATGTTTTGCCAATCTGTTGATTAATAATATTGCTGTTACGCACCCAATAATAGTACATTGGTGTGACAACACCTGATGCATTTAATTTTGATTCTATAACATATTGAGTAATATCTTTAGGTGTTCCTCTTCCTGTGTAACCGTTTGGTGGAACATTGCTTTCAATCCAGGTACAAACATAAACGTCAGATCCAGGAAAAACTCTACCCCAATATCTACTGTTATAAGTTACATCATTTTGATGATAGTTCATCCAGCGTACTTTAGATGTGTCGAACCACATTTGGCCAACTTGATTAACACCCCAAGTCATACCAGAACTTCTTACTCTGCCGCCGTCAGAATTATATGTTGCAGGATCTATATTGCTAACATAATCTAAGTTTTGTCTAATAGCACCCAATAATTTATTTTGCATTGGATCTGGATAATCAAAATTGACTAGTGTATTATTTGTTTCTGCACTATATAACTGAACGTTTTGAATTTTTTCAATGTCAACGATAGGAGCAGATTCTCTGTAAATTCCCCAGTCTTTAAGACCAGTGCTATTTCTATAGACATTAATCTGTCCTGATATGTCTGTGTAAGAATAATTAGGTGTTCCGATAACTACTTGATTATCGTTAAAGTCTAATGCTGTTCCATAATATGGCTGATATCCATAGTTTTCGTCAAGTGAGTTACAATGTTGTGCATACACAAACTGTCCTGGATCTGCTAAACTACCATTATAATTGGCAAGATAATCAAACATATATACGGCGCCAGCGTTTGGATAATCATCTACGAATCTTGTTGCATTATTATCAAACACTGTGTCGTTATGTAAATTTTCATCATCAACAAAATCAAACGTTGTACCTAAATATCTTGTGCTTGCAGGCGCAGAAATAACTACAGAGTCACGGTCATTAAATTTAATTGTGCTTCCAAACAGTGTTCTGGATTTACCATGGGGAGGTAAAATTGTTTGCGTTTCTGTATATAAACTAATACCTAATTCTGCAAACAACTCATCATCAGTTTGTTGTAGTTTTAGTTTTTCATTGATTACACTTAAGCCAGGTGATATTGTTGACAATATTAATTTATTATCACTAGCCGATGCTGTAATGTTTGTAATTCCGTTGTTGTTAATTTGTGTTGCAACTTGCTGTGCGTTACTGCCTCCTGCCAATGGTATGCGATAGCCGTTAATTAATAATACCCGACTTGTTGTTAAAGAACATTCTTCGGTGCCTAGTACTGAACCATATTTTGCTCCGGCGTCAGTGTATCTATGTACTGCGCCATCGATTGTTTCTTCACCGTTTTCAACAATTTCTCCAGGAGCACCAAATAATATTTCGTTTGCTGAATTCGTTATAGCAGTGTCGTAACCAAACTGTATACCAACTCTGTTTGTGTTAGGAGCGTCAACTGTTTGTGCCCACTGAAACTCGTTGCTTTCCACTGTAAGTATGTCGCCCGCTCTTAATATAGAGTAATATCTAAGATTAGTTCCTAGAACAGCATAATTATTGTCATTTACTATAGTGCCATTTACTTTTGCTGTAATTGCTTCTGACTGCACGTATGCAGTAAACGTTACGCTAGGCGTATCTGTGAGCGTCACAGGGGTCGTTGTAGAACGAGTTGTCTTTAACGATATTGTATTACCAACTATATCTTCAATGTAATAAACTGTTGATGAAGATATCCCTGAATCTCCGAAATCGGCGCCATCAAATACAACAGGATCATTGACGTTCATGCCAGTAGTTGACGCTAGTGTAATATAATTTGATGCAACCACTGTTGCTGAACTACTTGTTACAGTAGGTGTAAATGCAATTGGGAACTGTTGGTACTGATCTTCTCCATTAGTGTATTGTGATTCTATATTTTGAATCAACCGCTGATAGATATAACCATTACCAAAGTTAGTTAAATTACTTGTTCCTGTTTTGTAAGGTGCTCCTACTGCAAGAGTGTCACCGTTGTAGTCTGTAGAAACAGAGAAACCAAAGTTATCACCTGCTACTGCTCCCTGCGTTGCACCATCAATTATAATTGGTGTAGTGTTGTAAGTTACTTGATTCGCAATACCTGTACCTGAACCAACTCCAGTAGCAATAAACGTAATACCTGTTTTTCCTTCAACAGCACCGATCGATTCCCAATCAGTGTCACCTACTTCAGTAATTTCATATGTTTGTCCTACAACAAAGAAGCCTGCTTCAAAAGGAATTCTTTGTTTGCGGTAGATATAAACTTTATTATCTGATGGATAACCTGCAAAAATCCAATTTTTATCTTTTGATATAACAACGTCTGTACCTACACCACTTGGCACAGAAATAGCAGGTTGATATTCTACAATATCATCTGTTAGAATTGTATTGTTTAACGTGTAAATGTGTAAGTTAGGTGTACCTGTTGGCTCTGAAACAATATACATATTGTCTGATGCTGATAAACTTGTACCAAAAGATATACCACCTGTTAACAGACTACCTGTGTCTTCATCAAAGTTGTTTGTTGTTTCATTGTAACCATAACGATAAACTTTTCCAACGTCAGCATCGCCGATTAAGTATCCCATTCTTGGGCCGTACGCAACAGCACTACCAAATGAGATGCCGTCTGCTCTATCTAGTTCGTTTAGTTGTGTATAGTTAATAGACTTTCTATAAACTGCCCAGTCTCCGTTTTCACCTTCGTCTACCCAAACTGTATTTTTAGTAAATTCTGCTTCAAGTAAATCTGTATCTGGAATATTAGATGGTTTTGCTACACGCTGACTAATAAATGTAAGGCCCAATCCAGAATTAGTAACCTGTACAGGTTGTGCGTCTCTTAATGTAAGATTAATATTGATTGTGAAAGCATCTACTATAGCGATGGCTACATAATAACCGTCAATCTCAGGGCTAACATTTATAAAACAAATTGTGTCAAGTTTCTTAAGATTGTGTCTATCTTCAAATCTAATCTGTGTTATTTTTTCTCCTAAGAATTGTGCGCCTGTAACTCTGGAAACAGGTTTCCACGTAAACACTCTCCACTTTTCTTTGAAATTTGCTATCCAGGCATAATCTCTAACATAAAAGGCCCTAATAGGTACACCAAGATCCTTTGAGTTTCTTGCCCTTCTTAGTCCAGCATAAGTGTATGATGCCATTCGTACATCATCATAGTTCACATAACCTGCAGTTGGATATAAACTATCTGCATAACTACTATTTGTTGTTAACAAGACATTAGGGTCGGTAATAGGTCTTGCATAATTATACAAATTATGAATAGAAACTTCTTGCATGGCGCCTGGTGTAGGTGTTCCGTTTGTTATGCTAACAATACCGGGATTTCCTGTTAACTTAGATTGATTAACTTTAAAGTCAACAAAGTTGCTATTTAAGGTACCACCAAACTGTCCAGATAGAATAGCCCAGTTTTCATAAACATCATAGTCTATACCACCCTGTGGTAAAGTTGCACCTTTGAATGCAGAAACAGCATTAGGTGTTCCTTTGTTTTTAATTAAGTTTTTGTAAACGTTAACTTGTGTAATGTCAGTCAAATCTACAAGAGCAAGATAATCTCTTGGTCTATAACCAATCAATGAAAACGATAACTGATCTGCATCTTGTTCTAAGTTTGCTGTATTAGTGTTGTAATACAGTGTTTGCTCATATGAACGTGTTGATGAATTCGGCAACAAACCTTTTTGTATTTCATTATAATCTGTAACAAGCCATTCTGTTTCTTGGAACTTAGATGCTGGCTGAATTGTTTTTAATGCCGTCCAGTATTTGTTTTTGTAAGTAACAATCATTCCTTTGGCATACTTTTTGCCAACAGCCCAGGGTTCAATGTTGTCCTGATTTAAAATAAATCCAGAAGCAAACATTGTTCCGTTCCATTCTGCGGTTTTAACTCCACGCATATAGATACGATTTTGCCTTAAGCCAGTAATTAAATTATAAATGACATCGTTAAAGACGGTTACGTTATCAAAAACAATACCGTGTTCAAAGTTACTTAAGTTAACTTGTAGGTAAGACATAGCATCACCTGAATTTAATGTTTTAACATTAAACTCAGTATCTAAACGTGTAATTGCCAAATCACTTGTTTTTATAGGGTATAAATTTTGGTTTAATATAAAGTTATTCTGTGTAACTGTTAATGGCTGAACAATCTGACTTTCTCTATTAATTTTTAAATTTTGAGCCGCAGGGTTCAAAGTAATAATTGACCCGTTTTCCCAGCCTGTTTGTGACCAATATAAAAACTCTTTAGTAATAAAGTCCCAGTTAATTTCAACACCGGAGTCGATTTCATCAAACACCATGCCTTTGCGTCTTAAATAACTTGAATAACCTGCTAAGAAAGTTGCAACTTCTTGTGGCGTGTAGAATATTGTGCCGTATGGGACTAGAGTTTCTTGTGTTGCACTTGTAGTAAATTCATTAGGTATTTTTACAGTAATTTCATCTACTGTAATTTGTCTATTATTTCCATTGTTAACTGGTTTATCAATTACAAAAAATGCTTGGCTTTGTGAATTGCCGTATACTCTCCAACCGTCGTTTGTAATTTGTAAAACAACAGCGGAATATTTGATTGTATCTTCTGGTTGATTATCGTGTAGCAACACAGCATAACTTTCATCTGGAATTAACAAGGATGCGTTATTAGAGTTAGGTGTGCCTTTTTCTACAAAGAATTTTAATAGTGTTTTATCACTATAGCCAGCAAGACGATAAATCAATCTAACATCTAAGTTATTGAATAGATCAGTAAGTGATGTAGTTGCATCTACACCTCTTACTTTTTCATAATCAACAATCCAGTTTAAGTAACTTGTTTTTGGTGTCCCAGAACCATATACTTGAATATCATTAATAATTAAATGAGTTCTGTTGTCTACAAGATATTGTTTAAATTCTGTATTATATTTGTAATTGTCTAAATCAACTGCTAAATTAAACAATTGAGCAGGTTTAGTCAATGCAAAAAGTTTTATTAAATCAAAAGGCCAAGTAGAACTTCTACGATAAGATAATTCTGCTGATGCAACGTCACCCACTTTCCAATCTCGTCTAAATGTATTAGAATTGTATTGTCCAATAATTGCGTCCATGGGAGAACGTAGGTTGCCTTGTGCGTCTACTGGTATGATTTTACTTAAACCAGGACGAGCAACCTTTTCATCAGTAATTGGGTCACCGTTGTTCCAAATATAACCTGCTTCTAAGTCTGCCCATAAAATATCATTGTTGCTTGTATATGGTGCAGGTCCGTAACGATCTGTCCACCAATCAGGCATATTAGCAAAACCTAACATTTCCCATGGTGCAGTATTTGGCTGGAATGAATCATAGAAGTATTTGTATAATCCTCTCCAATAGCCTTGATACACAGGAGTGTTTGTTAGTTTATTACCTGCGGCTGTATAGTTATAACTAAACTGATTTGTAGAAGAATATCCTTGTTGTGTTTTATAATTAATTCTGTTTGATCCTGCCCAGTTTAAAAACATAGGTGAATACATTTTTAAGAAGTCTTCGTTAGAATATGTACCTTCTCTAAAGAAGCCAGGCATAATTTCGTATTCGTTAATAGGAACTTCGCTAGAAAGTTTAATGTTGTTATAAATTCTTTGTTCAAATTCAAGCATCAACTGATCTCTAAAATCAGTTAAGCCATATTCTTCGCTGTAGTCTCCATAGAGGGTTGTATACGAACCATCGTGTCCTTGAATAACATAAACGGGTGTTGAATAGTTTGTTGCTAATATTACTTGTGGTATAAACTTAGGATACAATCCCAACTTAGTTGGAGTGTTTGGAACATATGAACCATATGTTTGATTGTATTCTTTGATCGTAATTACATCATTTGGCTGTAACAATACAGTTACATTTAATGATGGAGAAGTTGTAGAAACTGTATAGTCTCTGTCTTTAATTAGTTGTGTAGTTACCTGAGTACCTTGAACCGTTCTGGTAAGATATACCAATACACCGCTATAGTTTGCAGTTTCAAAATTATAAATTTTTGTTAAAGGATAAACTGATTCTTGTAAAGCATTAGCAAACGTATAGTTGTTTGATTGATATGGTGCTTGAGAGGGCATCATATCACTCCAGAAGAAAGGCTCAATTTCTGATTTAGCAGATGTTACTGCGTCTAATGTTTGATCCAGTATGTAGGATGCAGAAAATCGCTGTTCCCAATCAATGTCTGATGCAGTCTTAACTAAAAGTTGTTTGTATTGTACATATGACTCACTATTAAATTGCAACGCATCAAAAATATTATGCTCTGATTTGCGTGAGAACGTTCCTGGTAACACAAGTGAGGCAGAGTTTTGAATAATCTTAGTACCATATGATACAAGATTTCCTAAATCTCTATAATTATTAGATCCAAAAATTGCACCTTGAATGCTTGGTGCATTTACAAAGATGTTTTGGTATTGTGATCTTATGTCACCGATATTAACTGTGGTTAAATCTCCATTAAATGGATTGTTATTCAAGTTAATAGGTATGCCATAATATGCAGTGTCACTAACTTGATCACTTAATAGTAAAATTTGAATAGGTGTATCGTCAACAGGTGCTGTGTTTAAGGTGACAACCGTAGTCTTATCTGTACTAGTAACAACATAATCTGTTGGCAACACAAAGACGTTGTTTATATAAACTTGTATTCTAGGCCATTTAGCAGTATTGTCTGGATCTTCAGGTAAAACAGCAATATCACAAGTGAACTGGGCCGTGGTCCCTTTTGTATATTCTAGTTCAAATATTTGATATTGAACTGAGGGGGCAACTGCTGTTTGCCAACCCAATTCTCTTGTAAAGTCTGCATTGGTTGTGTAGTCGTACACGTAACCAGTATTAACTTTTTGTTCTATCGGCTCGGTGCCTGTTACATAAGAAAAACTTTGACTGTTCAGTGCTACGTCAAAACTAATATCACCCACATTGTCTATATTAGAATAACTAAGAGGGAAACCTAATACAGTGTCGTTTGCGCCTGTACCAATTCCATATGCAAATAATTTATTGCCTATAAATGATGTACCTTGATAATAGTCAGCATCACCGAATGAAATACCGTTGTTATCAAATACATCAAACAACGGTGCTTGGTTAACAGTTAGTTTTTGTTGTGCTTCTGACCAGTACTGACCATCAAACCAAAAAGTTGAACCCTGATAGTTGTATCCTCTTAGTGATACGGTTTGATCATTTTCTTCAACTGGACTATCTTCTGATTCAGTCAATGTTATAACTGTTGGTCCACCAGTAGATAATTTTGAAAATCCTACTATCCAAATTTTATTTCTAACGCTAATGTTAGTATCGGCAGCAAAAACAATTCTTGCTCCCGAGAATAATGCATATTGATCTACTGTGGTGTCACTACCTACAATAGATGAATTTATTGTTTCTGCAAAAGTTGTTGGACTAGCCCAAGAAACTTCTAATATAGTATTGCTACCAACTATATCAATACTGTCGATTTGTGTATTTGTTGGTAAAACATTTGTTGAGTCTGTGATATACATTCCAACTTGAAATGCAGTATATACATTTGACGTTGGTACAGTAATCGTAGTTGTAGTATTAGAAGTCACTGCACTAATTGTAGCAGTATAATCCGTGTACGTTTCAACATCTGGATAGTAAGACTGTTGATTTGCTACTTTTGTAAATGCATTTGTTGTTCTTGTATCAATAAAATCGACTGGGTTTTTAGAAGCCGCTCCTGAATTAAAAAGTTTTAAGTTTGGATAAAACTCAATGATAGGACGTTTTGCTTTATTTGTACCTGTTGCGTAGGTTGTAATAATAGTTGGGTCTTCGTTATATTGTGCTGTAGCATTAATAACTTCAATGTGAAACCATCTGTTTGATCTAGACCAAGCATTATTATTAATAGAGTTTCTAGCAATAGTAATGTAATCAGGATCGACAGGTATAAAAAGTTCTGTATCAAAATTACCAATCGAATATGGAAGAGTATCGTATGGAATATAATTGGCGCCAGTAAAATCTTCTGGACACAATAATTTATCAACAGGAACAAGTTCAATACTTGTACCTACTCCCTCTACATAATATTCCCCATTCAAATAACTAGAAGGAACTACATCTCCGTCAAACTGTACTTTTAATCCGTTAGTAAATACTACTCCGTTTGTTGATGTAAATGTTTGTTGTCCTAAAATGTCTTCGTTGACGTTTAGTGTGTTTGTTAAATTGCTTTCAATTAATCTAATAACACCAACTTTATTTGGATTAACTCCATCCTGATAATACAATGTATCTAGTAACGCTGACAAGTATGGAATTTGTAAAATAATACCGTCTGCACTTCTATAAAAATCTAAACCAATATATTCTGTACCGTATATTACAGTAATTTTTTCTTCTGTAGGAATAACGCCTGACGGTATTAATCTAATTGTTGGGTCTGTAGGATCTCCTACATATGTAATAGTATAAAAGTTTTCTGATACTGCCGAGTAAAAACCTTCTTCAAACAATCCTTCATTTACATTTGCTACCATTTCGCCTGTGCCAGCAAGTAGTGGTAACGTAATGCCACCTAAAGTTTCACTAATAGTAAATGTAGTTGAAGATATAATATCTTTTACATAATAAATTTTGTCTACACTTAATCCACCTAACAACGGTAGACCATCTGGCTGAGTAAAAGTAACTGTTTGGTTTTCAATTAAGCCTGAAGTATCGCCTGATGCTAATACTAGTTGTGACGTTGTTGTTTGATCAATTGATAGTGTCACTGGTGCTACAATTTCAGGAGACACTAAGTTTACATCATAGTTTGCACCGTTCTCATCAAAAAATGCCTGTACATAACCTATTTCATCTGGATCTTCTGTATCATAAAACATCACTGTTAAACCGTCTAGTGATGTTACTCCATCAATGCCCCCAATCTCAGATAACAATTTTCCGTTTATGTTTTCAAACAGTTCCTTTGTTGCAACATCGACTGTGTTGTTACCTGGGAAAACAAATTGATCTTGTGCCGAACGACTAGGTACAGTAAATGTTACGTAGCCTTGATTAGCACCGTTATTAGATACGCCTAATATATCTCTTGTATATTGATTGCCATCGTATCCAGTTACTCCGGGTACACCTTGAATCCAAAAACCTGTTTCTTGGTTAACTGCAAATCTGTATGTTCCGCCACGTAGTAATGTAATTGTAGGGTTAAGAGATCCTGATGCCGCGCCTGATGGTCGAATATTATATACTTGAGGTAAATCTGATACAATGTAATCGGTTTCTGCAAACACTGTAGCACTTGCCACAGTAACAACAGGAGGACCTTCTGGTATCCAATAGTATTCATTGAAATTAATTAATTTATCTAAATTAGTAAACGAATCCCATGAATAAAATTCACTTTGAAATAATTTAGAATTATCAAGTGTTACTGAGCCTTTTAATTTTAACGCATCAATGATTCCAGGATATGTTACAAAGTCTTGTGCGACAGATTGATTATTTCTTAAAAAAGCAACGCCCGGGGCTAATTGATAATCTGTTCTTGTTTTTGTAGGCTCTGTTACATAGAAATCTTTTGCATTGACACCGTAACCAAATTTGCTACCCACATAACCTTGCAGTGTTTCATTTTTTGGTGGGTTAACTAATTGGTCAAGGGTTGCACCCAAAAACTCTGCGTTTGAGGGAGTTTTGAATATTTCTGGTAGAAACTCAAGTGTTCTAATTCTATGACTCATTTACATACCTTTAAGACTTTAGTGTTTCTGGCGTTAAGGCTGCCACAACAACAATGTCATTAGTAGTTGCCGCATTAGCAAATATTTCGTACGGTTTGCATTTGATTTCATACAAGTCCCCAAATTGTGATTCTGGATCGTTTGGAACTAACACTACTGAACTTAAATACTCACCTAATTCTTCATGTAAATATGCACTCAATTCAGAGAAAAAGAACGTGTCTCCAAAATTCCAATAATTAATATCAAAATATGAGTCCATAGCCGTTAACACTGCACTTCTGATCTCACTATTACTTGCATTGGTGTTTGTTGCTTTTACTACTTTTATAGTTGCTTGTAAAGAAGGATCTGCCTTAGCACCAAACAAAGGTTTAAACGTGACACTATTTAATATCACTGAATCTGATAACATTTTATAATCTTGTATCTGTGGATATTCTGCACTCAATTGACTAAGAGTTGGCTCTGTTGGTTTTTTAACAGTATTCGTAGTGTCTTTGATCCAATTTTGGTAGTCTGTGTAATAAGCATTAGTTACCAAATACATATCAATAATATTAGTAGTAGCAGGATCAATGCGTGTTGTGTTATTTGCATTGTGTCGATATTGGAACGATAAGCCTTGTCTTCCTGGCTTAACTGAATAGTCTGTTTGTTCTACTAACACATAAAAAGGTGTTACTACAGTAGGATCTTGTACTGTTTGATAGAATTTATTTTCTGTATACGCATAGAATAATTCTCCTTCAGGGTATTCATATTTTACAACTTCGATTTGACTCTTTGTTGCAAAATTATAAACAATGTCTGAACTAGGAACAATAATTTCTCTTGTCAAATTGACAGGGTCAGTTATGGTTCTAAAGAATACATACACACCTATATTAGCACCGTTATTAACATAACCTGTGATGTCGTTAAAGAAATCAGGATCTAAAATTAACTGCCGATTGTTTACATCTGTTGCCGCAACTTCAACTTGGAAATCATTTACATAACCGTCGCTTTCAACAGTTTGTCCTAAAATATTAACTTTAGTGTCTGCACCTAATGCATTGGTGGAACCAAATTGTGGATTAATACCTAATACACTAATAAAATCCTGTATAATTTTTCCAGTAAACGGATCGTATACCAGTTCATTTGGACTAAACGTAAAACGAATGTCGTCTGCACTACCAAAATAATAGGTAAGTGACTTGTATGTTACAGTGTATCTGTTATTACCTAAACTTGTAAACTTGACAAAATAGTTTGGATCAGTAAATGTACTAATCGACCAGCGTTCTTGGTTTATTAATTTAGAATTATTGAATACTAAAGTAAAATCTTGTTGTAATTCTATTTTTAAAATACATTCTTGTATAATCTGAGGTGATAACGAATTGTCAAATACTGGAATAATTTGTGACAGTATTACGCCGTCAGGTACATAACCATTTAATGTAACTGGGCCTTGTCCGTTTGCGAATGTTCCTTGACCGTTGTTATTACCATCGTCAACAATGTTTAATACAGTTGACCAAATATATGTAGAGTCGCCGGGTCCTGGCACTCCTACTTTTAATCTATTTTCGCTAGTAAAATAATACCCAGTTGGTGCAGTGAATTTTAATATTGAACCAGCAGTAACATATTTTGCATTTGTTGTTGTAAATGTGCCTAGGGGCGCCGGATTTTCTACTTCTCCGGTAAGTGAATATAAGTAACCGGTTTCATGTGTAGAATCAACCGAACTTACTTTCCAATATAATGCAGGATCACCTGTGCCTGGATATGCGTATCTAGGGTAATTTTGAATATAATATTGTGTCGCTCTATTCAGTGCTAAAACAGAGGCTAAATCGTCTGTAAAAAACTGAATGATGTCACTTGTGTTTTGTACTTGTAATGTGAGGAATCCGTCAGTATCAGATTGATATAGTGCTCCGTCAGCGCCAAAAGAATTTGTACTAGAATATTTTCCTGTTGGATCTAATAAATCTAAATTTTTAGAAACACCAATAGAACTTCTGTTTACTGCTTTAGATTTAATAATAGAATTATACAGCGTATAAGGGAAGTTAGTGTAATCTTCTCCGTTTACCATTCTATTTTGAGTATAGTATCTTGTTGGGGCACGTTGCTTAATAGAATCTAAAGACTCTCTAGCCTGTGCATTAGACACTGTAAGAGGTAACGTCAATGAAACAGTTAATGTTTCTCGTCTACCTTTTCTGCTAATGTATGTCATTGTAACCGAAATACCGTTCATTTCAGAAGGATCAATTTGATATGTCATTGCATTACTTGATCTTACATATGCTCTAAAATTACCAACAGGTATTTTTGAAAATACACCATCGCCAAATACATAAGTTACTTGGTCATTAGTACGTGAATTTACAGAAAATATATTTTTGTTTGATGATTCTGTTTGCAAGTATGCATCCGAATAAACATTATCAACTTGTTTCCACAACGTCCTAGTAGTGTCCGAGTTTAATTGATATAACCAAGTATCAGTTTGATTGATGCCAGGAATATCAATGTCTTGTGTTTCGTTTGCTATAGCCTGCTGAAATGTAAAATCGTTAGTTTGCAAAGTGCCTTGTTTAAAATAAAACATAAAGCCTGTGTTTGGACTTCCATATCCTAAACCATCGTTTCTTAGTAAAACGTTAAACATACCATTAGGGCTAGGTGGTATTTCGTATACATAATCTTCGTTTATTGATGTTGCACTTACTAATTCAAAGTTCATTGATTGTGCATCGACCACTGACGTAAAGGGCACGATTGGCAAACTTCCTTCAGGAATACGCATTGTATATTCTGATGTTTGTACACCCATTATGTCTGATGAATTACCGGGTTTGCCTATTTTTTGTGAATCAATTAAAGTAGCATTTAAAATAGTATTAAATTGATCTACCCACTGAGTGTTTGACGGATCATTCCAAACAACAGTTTTGTTGCTTAGACTTGCTCCATTCATGTCAGATACGTTTTCTGTTGTTCTAAGTGCAGTGATTTTCATATAACCAGATGCACATGTATTTCTTTTTGGAGTATAACTAACTAGGTCTGCAAGTTTAATAACTGAATCTCTGCGTTCAGCAGTATCAATAAAGTTTTCTCTGGTATTAAGATCATTTCTGAATGCAAGACCTTGCCCCATAAAAGCCATAACATCAAGCAAAGCAATAAACTCTGATGATTCAATATAATCATTATACGTCTCTGGATAGTATAGACGTAGGTAATCTATAAAACTTTTTCTGAGGGTTTCGTAGTCATAACTTCTGAAATCTGCTTCTCTAAACGTCTGATAGATTGCTTTCCAGTCGTTAACTCCGAATAATCCTGATTGCCTTGAACTTGTAGCCATAGTTATTCTCTTGTATTAATATATTTATCATTATGGAAAAACCGAGTTTTTTATTAGACAGTGTACGCAGTGTTTGAGCCTTGGTCAAAGAACACCGCTAAATCATTGGCAGTAACGAAGGGATCAACGGACAACTGCATTGCTAATAAGATGCCATTTTCTTTGGTATATACACTAACTGTGTTTACATAAAGACGAGGATCTAATGATGCTACTCTACGAACTTCGTTTTGTATTGCATTAACAACATCAATAGTATTAGGTTCAAATACAAAGTCCCAAAGAGTTGTGCCGTAGTTAGGTTTTCCTACTTTTTCGCCCTTACGTATATTCAATGCATTAACAAAATCTTGTATAATTAAACTTGCATCGGTAAGACGAAACTTTTTTCCAAATACTATGCCACCTTGAGGAATTATTCCGTCGCCTACTGTATTATAACGAGTAGTGGTTGTGGAATAAGTTCTAGTCTTATTTGCGTTTTTTGTAGAAAATCCTATGTATTTTGCCATGATACTATTTATTCCCGTTATGCACTGTCAAAGTTGTCTCTTGAATCATTTTGATCGAGGTCTCCACCACCACCGCCATCATCGCTTTCATCTTCTGTTGCATCTCCGTCATTTGTTTGATTTTCATCTTCACCAACAACAGCATCTACTGTGTTTTCGTCTACATTTGCTCCATCTCCATCTGCAGGAGGTGACCAACTAAATTCATCTAAATAAGGATTACTTGAACTAGTCGGACCTTGCATCCACACAAATTGAGTTCCATTAAATATCCAATATCCCGATGCGGTTAAATTATCTTTGTCATCAAATGGGTCATCAAAGTTACGTACTGCCACGGAGTTGTAGCCATCTTCTACAGTTAAACTTGAGCCAAGCACCTGGCTGTCGCCGTAAAACACACCATCAATTGTTGGTCCATGAAGCCAAAGCGCATACATCTGCCTGTTTTTTCCATAATACCAGACGCCAGTTGTCCTATTTAAATTAGCAACTATCCCTTTTCCAGAGAAATCGTTCGGTGTAACAATATTTTGCGTTTCAAAACCACTTGAATATCGAGACGTACTATTTGCATAACTAGAATGAACGCTGTCGTAATTTCTTGGGTCAAATGCATTAAACTGTGAGTCAAACCAATAATTATATAATGCTACGTTGTTAGCCACCGCCTCTTGTTGATCTATTGTGTCAGCCGCACTTGAAGTATTATTGCCATATACTTGGTTTGTATCGTTTATTGCCGCATTCTTCACTTGATCTTGTGCTTGTTTAATCTTAGCGATTGCAGGATCAGTTACCGGAGTTCCTGTACTTGGAGCAGTAGGTGCAGCCTCTTCAGCCGCTTCATATGCTGTAACCGCTGTTGTGTATGCAGTATATGCATTGTCGTATGCCGCTTTAGCGGCTATAACAGCCGCGGCGTCTGACCCATCTGCTAATGCAACAGAGTATGCTGACTGTGCTGTTGCTAAAGCCTGTTGTGCTGTTAACACTGTGTTTCGTGCAGTCAATAATGCTTGATTTGATCTTTCTAAACCAATTGCTTTCTGTATGTCTCCGGTGTCTATAAAACCTAATAAATTAGGTCTAGGTACTAAATTAGGACCTATTGTGTTATTAATAAGACTTGTAAGCCCGGCTCTGTTAAATGTATTGATACCGATACTTGGTAATTTAGCAGAATCACCCGAGGCTGATGTTAATGATCTGAGTGCTCCTTTAACAGTTGCGGCAAATTCTCCTACCGGAGATTGGGATCCAACACTAGAAACAAAGGAACTTGTTAGTCCTCCCTGTGTGCCAATATTGGCTAACATTCCACCTAATGAACTAGGAGCGACTGCACCTACATCTGTTCCGCTAAATGCCGGGACTGCTAATTTTTGTGTAAATTTATCAATTAGGCTGGAATTTACGGCGCCGGCAACTTGGCTGCTTAATCCTTGTACCATTGGATTTAGATTTTCTGTTAATTTAGCGCCTGCAGAGTTTACCGTTAATCCTGCTATAGAACTACCACCCGGCATATTTGCTAAACCTGTTGCTACTGAAGATGCTAAGCCAGGGGTCAATCCTCGCTGAACTTGGTTGGCAGCATCCATTAACACAACACTATTACGAGTCAAATTACTAGGACTTAATCCTGATACAGCCGCTCTGCCGGCTCCTGCTAACTGAGATAAATTTTGCGGTGTATTTGCTTGCATAGGTTTAAATGTTTTTGTAATTGTTTTAAATGCCGATGCAACAGGTCCTATTCTTGTATCTAAAGAATTACCAAAAAATTCTGTTGTGTTAGGTGCAGTGGGTTCAAATAACCCGGCGCCAGTAATAGCGGCCAATGAAGATGCTATGCCACCAGACG